ACTTCCATTGGTGTTGTTGATTGTGGTATTAAACCCTAAAGATAAGGCGGAACCTCCTGCCACTGCTGTGCCAGTACCGCCTTGTCCCATGATGTAACCATTATTAACAAGTTTAATTACATCGCCTGTTGTACCGCCTGTAAGGGTTAATCCTGCATTTGCTGTTGACGTTGCATATAAATAAATACCACTATTAACAGTAATGGTTACGCAAGTTTTTCCTGCTGAATAACCACTAATAGAAGTTACATTTAATGAAGCATTTGCTGTGCTAGAACTAAAAGTATAAGAAACTGATGAACGATTTGATTTACCATAAAAAGTGGAAAAACTTACCGTAGTTCCGCTACTTGTTCCTGAGATTGTTCTTAATGTTGAGTTGTTTAAACACAATGCTGTACCCGCAGTTACAGGTATTTCAGCACCAATTTGATTTCGTGCCGATGATCCACCTGTACAAGTCCCATTTAACCCTAGTGTTCCTGAACTTTCAATAGTCATTTTAAATCCTTATGGTGTGCCATATGCTGTTATGTTAGCAAGAGAAATAAAGTTTCCTGATGAATCTAATGAGGCTACACTAGTGCCGTTGTAATTAAAATAAAGTTTTGTTCCTGTAGGTGTTATGTTCCACCCACTTACTCCATTATAAATAGCACCCGCAGTTGTGGCCGTTGCAGCACTACCGGTTACGTTAATTGTCCACGTACCAGATGCGTTGGTGCCTGCTGCGTCAGCCGCTGTGTAGCCAAGCGCACTGTTAATATTAGTGCTAGTTAAGAATGTTAACCATTGATCCCAAACAAATCCAGATCCTGTGTACGCTAAGAATCCAGGGTTACTTGATGTACCTGTAGTCGGCGCCACAGTGAACGCTGTTGTATTTGCGCTGGTTTGATAAGGTATCTGACCCGATGTTCCACCAACAATATTGATTGCGCTACCGACACCACTAATCCCAGACGTTGCTACATACGCTGGGGTTGCTGCGCCACCAACAATAACTTTCCCCGTTTGGTTAGCTAAAAATCCTGTTGAACTTGCACCAGTTTGGTACAGTAAGTTACCTACAGCACCGCCGGTAATATTCGCTACAGAGGTTGGTGTGGCGCCGGAATATCCAGACGTTCCACTATAACCAGATACACCAGAGCCACTATAACCTGATATGCCACTGTATCCACTGTAACCACTGTAACCTGATGTACCCACCGCGCCACTATAACCACTGTAGCCAGATGTTCCAGTGCCAGAATAACCTGAGAATCCAGAATATCCTGATATACCTGATCCACTATATCCACTAAATCCACTATAACCAGAAACACCACTAAATCCACTAAAGCCTGATTGGCCTGTTGCGTTAATACCGCTAAATCCAGAATAGCCTGAATACCCGCTAGTACCCTGAGAACCCGAGGCACCTACACCAGAATATCCACTATATCCGGAAAATCCAGACACACCAGATCCGCTGTAACCCGAAAAACCAGATACCCCGTTTGTGCCGCTGTACCCACTAAATCCTGATGCCCCATTGGTACCTGAATAGCCAGAAAAGCCTGAGATACCAGAATAGCCACTATTACCACTAGTACCACTGTACCCAGAGAAGCCACTAAATCCACTGTAGCCGGACCCACCACTAAACCCAATACCGCTATAACCAGAGAAGCCCGAGAATCCACTGTAGCCAGAGGGGCCTGTTGTTGATGCCCAAACAAATCCGGAACCATTCCAACCTAAGTATGTTCCCGATGTTCCAGGGGGTGCAATAAACGTTGTTGACCCAACGCCGTTTTGAACTGGGATCTCTCCAGACGTACCGCCCGCAATGTTTGTTGCAGCTACAGCACCGGCTGCAGACGCTAATAAAACAACGTTTCCACTAGTGCCAACTGCTGTTGATTTATAGTATAACTTACCGTCATAAGAATTAATTGCCAATTCGCCGGCGACAAGATTGGTCCCCGATGGCACTACACCGGAGGTTGAGCTAGTATATAGTTGTATTTCTGTATAGCCCGAAGCTGCCATGTTTTATTCCTTTAAATATTCTAAAACGATGTGTGGTTTAACAAATCGCTCGTTTTGGTGTTCTGTTGCCTCCCACCAAAGAAATTGATTTTTAACTAAGTGTGATCTATCCTTTAATAAATTAATATTTTCGGGATGACCGAATATTATAGGATCAGATGGTCCCCATAAGACGACGCCTTTTTTATTTTGATCCCAAGCAAGATGCTGAAAAAAACTATCCACACTAATCCAAGTTCTACATGTTTGGATTAAAGATGATAATTCTTCCATTGAACGATTTTTTCTAAAATCATCAACAAGCTGCTTTTCACCTTCTATTCCTACTTGGATAATAGGCTCGTCAATCATTGCGATCAACTCTTTCCAGTAAGGATAATTCTTTGGGTTTTCTTTATTGGTTCTTAGTTGTTGTGCGTAAGGTGCTATAATAATCATAAGTACAACTTCCTAAATGCACTATCTAAACTATCTTTCCACTTCCAATGGTCCATCTTTTTATAAATGTTCCATTGATCAAGATCACCAAAAAAATTAATTGCTTCTGCTATTGTATTGCCGGGTATAATGTCCGGATAACAACTAAATACAATTGGATTTTTAATTAACGGTAAGATATGTTTAAACACAATATGATCGCCGCGCCCACAATTTAAAACAACAACTGTGTTGTTACGACAGGCTAAAGTGTTGTTAAAAATTCTTTCATCACGGGCGTATAAATCTGCGTTTGTTTCTGCACGTATACCACCTTGTGGGTTCTTCATGTGCCACGTTACTGCGTCAGGTACTACTAATATTTTGTAACCTTTTTGGTACAACCCATACGTAAATAATGTTTCTTCTCTGTGCGCAACTCGGGACAAGCCCAAGTTATAATCATGCACACCAGCACGGTATAAAAAACTACAATGCAGATGCTCAACTTCTTTTTTCCTTTTAATAAACCCCCACTGAATGTTCGGCTCACTATTGATATTATCAATAGTGCCGGTTACTTGCGACGTATCCGGCATGTATGGTGGTGTTAATATTGAACCACCAACAGCTCCAACATTAGTATTAGTCCAACGAAATAGATTATATAACGCATTGGGTTCTGGTACGGCATCATCATCAACACGCCATACCCAATCGTATCCCGCTAAGTTAGCATGTTGGTGTATATGGTGTTGGCCCTTCTTTTCAGCCACCCGCCACTCCCAAGGTATGCCCTTGATGTCTAACATCTGGAAAAAGTATTGGTAAATCATCTCTTTCCGCATGTCCTGAAAATCGTCGTTATCATCAAAAATAATTAACTTATCTGGTAATTTTGTTTGATTGATAATCGCATTTAATACCAAGGGTAGCGTTGTAAAGTATCTACCCCTAGTTGCTACGGAGCAGAGTACTTTATCCATTCGTCCACTCACAAAGCATCAAATTACTTGGGTTATGGTTATCCACTGGAACCATGGTACTTGATATACCGCCATGAAAGTTAATGTAAGCAAACTTAAAACCAGGGAAATCTTTTTCTGTTAATCCGTGTAATTTGTGGTGCTCACCCCAAAAACCTTTAGGCTCATCATACGGCACAGTAATTAACAATCGCTTACAATGCTGTTTTAATTTTTCTACAATCTCTAACCCATTGTCAAGGTGTTCAATTACCTCAAATGCTATAATGTTTGTGTACCTGCCAAACTCAAACGTATTAATATCGGCGTGATAAAATGTTGCGTTGTCGGACCACTGCTGTTCTTTTGCTACGTCAATAATAATCGGATCATAATCGAGCCCCATGTATGGGACACTTTGTGGTAAAAACTGATAACCATATCCAGTCGAACAGCCTATCTCAAGTATAGACCCTTGTAATAAATTTCTAGCAGCCCACTCGTATCTTTGTATCTCGCGTGGAAACACTACGTCGTCTTTTAAAAATACTGCCCGCTCGTAGTTGTTAGACAATAAGAACCGATAATGATCAAGGTTATATTTTTTAGCTAACCTAAGTTCGTTCTTGTAAAAAGTTTCTTTCCAATTTTGTACTAAAAACTCATTGTGTACCGTGCCTTCTGCGGCGTGGTAAATTGGAAAATCCCCCCTAAACCCTACGTCAACAATTTTGAACCCGTTAAGCTCTGCTTGGTGACAAAAATCAATATCCTCGCAACCACCAACCTCATACTGCTCGTCTAACAGCCCAATTGCATCAAACACATGCTTTTGGATCATTACACAAAAAAATACGCCAAAGTAGCTGTTTGTAATACGTGAGTGCTGTGTCAATACTGCACTAATGTCGCCCACATCTAAACGTTCTAACCAATTTTCACCAAGTATAACCGTGTCATTGTTTAACAATACAATTTTATTGGCCCTTGCTACCTTAATACCTTTATTTGTCGCCTTTGCAAACCCTAAAACATCGTCATCCCACAAGGATGTCATGTACGGCATTTTGGTATGCAATTCTTGCAAATACTCGTTGGTATTATCTGTGCAGCCGTTAGCTAATATAACTAACTCTACCTCGTCCATGTTGGTATGTTTAAGGATTGATTCAACACATGGCTTTAAATACTTATCACAGTTGTTGTACGTCGGTATTACAATGCTATATTTTGGCATATACTCTACAGTATAAAAGGTTAAAGTGAACTACATTCTAACTATATTAATGCAAATTTAATGAAAAAACTGCCTAGTTATTTAATGTTTTTTATTTATTAATTCGTATAGTTCTCGAATTGCTTCAATAATTAACGGCGCAAATTTTTCGTATCGTACGGTTAAATATTGTTCATCAATGGGTGCTGGCGCAACAATTTCAGGCAATACTGCTTGTGTTTTTTGTGCTGACACACCAACTTCTTTTTGAACTGTATAACCTAATGCTTGCGCTGTTTCGTTAGCTTCGTAATAAAATCCTTCTAATGATAACAGCTTTTCTAAAGCGTTCTCAATTCTACCTAATCTTGTTTTTAAACGGTCATCAGAATAGTACGCTGTTATGTTATTTGTAGCGCGAATTTCACCAGCTGTGCCTGATGCTGCGGTACCGACACCTAAACTGTTTACCTGAGCATTTGAACTTGTTGTAAATGCGCCCGAATATCCACTATATCCAGAATAGCCAGACGTTCCTGTAGATCCATTAGTGCCGCTGTATCCAGAATAGCCAGACGTTCCTGTAGATCCATTAGTTCCGTTAGTACCGCTGTATCCAGAATAGCCAGACGTTCCTGTAGATCCATTAGTTCCGCTGTATCCAGAATAGCCAGACGTTCCAGAAATTCCTGCGTCAGTAATTGTCCACGCTGTAAATGTGCCTGAACCTGCGGTGTATAGTACGTTTACAGTTAAAGCTGTGCCGCTAAAAGCAGTAATATTACCTTCCATGTAACTGGTTGGTGTTGTGGTGTAATAAACACGAACGTATTGGCCTACCGCAAATGCTGTCTGTGTTGGTGACGATAAATTGGTTGTAAATGATTTAGAACCGGTACCAATGGTAACAGATGTAGCTGAAGTTAATCCATAGTAACCAATACCACTATAGCCAGAAAAACCAGATATACCACTATATCCGGAATATCCAGATATGCCGGAACCACTGTAACCCGAATAACCAGATATACCAGATGATCCTGTTGCGCCACTAATACCAGAAAATCCTGAATATCCACTTACACCCGAGCCGCTATATCCAGAAAAACCAGATATACCACTAAATCCAGAATAACCAGATATGCCACTAAACCCCGAATAACCAGAATATCCAGATATACCAGATGATCCTGTTGCGCCACTAATACCACTAAATCCTGAATATCCCGATACACCAATACCACTATAGCCAGAAAAACCGGATATGCCACTATATCCGGAATACCCAGATATACCAGAACCACTGTAGCCCGATATACCACTAAACCCTGAATAGCCTGATACACCAGAGCCACTATACCCGGAAAATCCTGAATAGCCGCTTATACCAGAGTAACCAGATTGGCCAATTACACCGGAATATCCTGATTTACCGCTGTAACCAGAGTAACCCGAAAAACCAGAGAACCCACTTACGCCGTTAACAACACCTAAAATAACGGGTTCGTTATTTGGTATGTTGGTTGTTCCAGTGCCCAATGATTTTATTAGGGTTACTGGATAGTTCCAATAGCTGGTTGATGTGCTTGGATTTGTGTTGGTTGGTGCACCAGTAATTTGCCAAACTTGATAATTATCACTATTAGCTTGGTCTTGAATAATAAATTCTTGCGTTTGTGTCAGCTGTGCTAAATAAATATCTATATCAATACCTAACGTTGTTAGATGAGATACGCTTACAATTGTTGCACTAGTTTGTGTGGCGTTGTTCCATAATAAGTACCCGTCACCAGGATATCCTGTTGTTGCTGTTGTGTTTGCCTTATATTGGAATGCTACTGTAGATGTTCCTTGAGCTCCAGAGTACCCACTGTACCCAGATATGCCACTGTAGCCTGATATGCCACTATAACCAGATATGCCACTGTAGCCTGAATATCCTGATATGCCACTATAACCAGATATGCCACTATAACCAGATATGCCGCTAAATCCAGATAATCCTGAACCACTATAGCCAGATATACCACTATAACCAGATATGCCGCTAAACCCAGATATACCGCTGTAGCCGGATATACCACTCCAGCCACTGTAGCCAGAGTAACCAGACTGGCCAACGGCGCCAGAGTAGCCAGATATGCCGCTAAATCCCGAGTAGCCAGATAATCCTGAGCCACTGTATCCAGAAATTCCTGAATACCCGCTAAAGCCACTGTAGCCGGATAGCCCACTCCATCCACTATATCCGGAATATCCAGATTGGCCAACAGCGCCGGAGTACCCAGATATGCCACTAAATCCAGATAATCCTGAACCGCTATACCCTGAAAATCCACTTGTTCCACTATATCCGGATATGCCGCTGTATCCGGATATACCTGAGTATCCACTCCAGCCAGAGTAACCGGATACTCCAGAACCACTATAACCAGATATACCCGATCCACTGTAGCCTGATATGCCACTAAAACCTGAATACCCTGATATGCCTGAATATCCTGATTGGCCGCTATAGCCTGATATACCACTAAACCCGGAGTATCCACTATAGCCAGATACGCCGCTGTAACCAGATGGTCCTTGACCACTAAACCCAGAATATCCTGAGTAGCCGGAGTATCCAGATAATCCTAATCCACTAAACCCTGAATAGCCAGAGTATCCAGACAGGCCCGAGTATCCAGACGAGCCGGATATTGGACCAACAACCTCAGTTGATCCGTCGCTATAATAAATAATTAAATCGCCATTAGATGGACTGTAGGCGATGTTGGTAATTAATTTACCCGGCGAGGCGGCGTTGGCAATCTGTGATACAGATGCTTGCTTAGTAACACCGTTTTGTACTACTACAGTTTGCTCATTTCCAGTGAGGGAAGTGGCAACTGGTAGTTGCGTTATTGGTTGATTGGCCATTTATTTTATGTGTAAGTAAACCCACCGTGATTGGTGCCAGTTCCAAATGCAGATAACACAACAATGTCAACCAATCCTGTTGTTACATACGCCGGCGTAACTGCTGTTATCTCTGTTGAATTAACAATAATAAAACTAGCTGCGTTTACACCGCCAAATTTAAGATTAGTGACATTAGTAAAGTTTGCGCCCGTAACAACCACGTTAGTACCACCTGCTTTTGGCCCGGTGTTTGGTGTGCAGTTATAAATATATGGGTTTAAATTAGTTGTTGTTGGTACTACGTTACTGGCGGTATCCAAATTACCTTGTGACGCAGAAGCTGGTGGCACACCCTCAATTAAAACTGAGTTGCCGTTATAAAATCCACTCTGTGTTAATATTTCATTTGGTACAAGCGCTACAGATACGTCAGGTCTTGGAAATCTTAATGCAATGTTTTCAGTTTGACGTGCTGGTAAACGCCATGGATCGTACTGATCTAAATCGTCCTTGCACACCCGCATACCCGGAAAATTCGGGTCCGGCATTAAATCGACGTAGGCAAACTTTCTATTGCAGCGGTCACAGACCGCTACAGATAGAACAGTGTTTCCCGTGGTGTCAATGTAAACAGGCATTTAATTGCCTTTAAGCTGATTGGCCGTCTAACTTAATCAGTTTTCCGGTAATAATAACTCCTGCCGCAATAGTCCCAGTACTTGTAACTAATTGCCATTGAATGTCTGATTTTTGGGTATAAACAAAGGGGTCAGATGATCTATTTGCTGTATATATTGACACAAACGGCTGTTGCAAAACATTTAATTGAACATTGTTTATGTTGTTAATAACCTGTACTTTATAGGTGATAATTGTACTACCTGTGTAACTATTAGAGGTATTGACCTCAGCTAAATCTAAATAAAACGAGTATCCATTTGGCACAGTATAAATTGTACTTTGTGATTTACCCACTCCAGTGTTAATTTGGGCCACAATGTTTGCACTTTGTTTAACTGTGATTACACCCTGGTTAGTTTTAAATCCTGTACCGCCAGACATCATAATTAAACTATTAATACGCAAATAGCTATTAACCGTTGTCACCCCGGTTGTGCCGTTTAAAAAAATGGTTTCCGAAATTGGGTTGAAGTTTGAGTCTAATCCATTAATTAGAATAGAAGCTGCGGTATTATCATTTGCAGATGTGCTTACAACTGTCATGGTAGACGCAGATGTTGGGTATGTATACGTTGTTGCATTTTCCCAAACAGGAATAAACGTTGTTGTAATTGCTGATTGATATCCAAAAATACTAACGGTTTGGTGCCCGGCAATTTGATTACGTGCAACTTGAAGATCAAATGGCTCATACGCACCCTGTACGGATACGGATGGCATGACTGCGGGTTGTTGTATTACTAAATTTGATACTAAGTTTGAGGCCATAATTAATTTCCTTATAAGTTAAAATAGGGGGCGAACCCCCTAGGCAATTAATTAGCTATTTACATAGCCTTGGCCTACGTTAGTAATAGAGCCGTCGTAGTTACGTGCTGTGTAAGTGATATCAAATACACCAGCCAATGTACCAGTTACGCCTGAAGTTGTGCCAACAGTATAAGTTACAGTTGCGTCGCTTGTTCCAACGTTTGCTAACAATGTTGCAACAGCTGCGGTAGAAGTAAACACAATAGGAATTACTCCGCCAGTTGTCGTTGGGGTGATTGTTCCGACTGCTGTGCCGTTAACTGCAACGGTGATAACCATACCAGTAAATGCTGATGGGGCTGTTGTTTCGTATAAACGCACGTTGCTGATAATTGCGCCTGCTGGGATAACAACTGGGTCCAAGGAAGTTGATGCATTACCTGTGCCGTAAGTTGTAATTAGTCCGGCAGCATTTACGCCAGAGAATGAGTTTTGTTGTGATGCGGATACTGCACCGCTGTTATCAGGAGCAATAACGCCGTTATTTGTTGGGTTATTGTATTTGTATACACGGATTGGTTGATTAAATGTTACTGACATTTTGATTGTTTCCTATCAAGAGTTTATAGCCCCACTCAGTCGCTTGATCGTAGCCTCGGGAAGTGACGAGGCCCTGTTGAGGGCGAATCTTCCTATACTTATTAATGCAAACAAATTAATAAAAGCGCCCTAAAAAGCAAAAAACCCACCTTGTGGGTGGGTTTTTTGTTAATGCAGGATATATTACAGACCAGCGGTACCGTAAATGTTACGCGCATCGTGCCAACCTGTAGCATAACGCTCAGTGGCTTTGTAGCGCATAGAATCAGTCTCGAAGTCACCTTCCATGGATTTCTCCATTGGGCGACGCATAACGAGCATGAGTCCATTTTCAGCATCAGTCTGAATCCACCAGGCTTTGCTTGAGCTCAAACGAGTAACAACGTGTGCGCCTTTTGGCAACATACCTGTTGACTTGATTGGGTTCAAATCGTTATCAGCTGTACCAGAACGCAGTACAGACTTAAGAATAACTTCAGCTTGGAATTCTAATGCTGGAGGTACAACTAATTGCTCTGCTTTGAGGCGGATACGCTTACCGTTGTTGTCAACAGCAGAACGGATCTGAATCAATATCTGCTCAACAGAGGTTTGGCTCAAAGAAGCTGCGGTAGATAACTGGTTAGAGTATGATGCACCGTTAGCGATTGGGTGAGCTGTGTTGATCAACGTTACGCCGTCACCGCCAACATATCCGGATGTGAACGCAAAGTTCAAAATGTTTGCACATAATGTTTCTTTGGTTTCAATCATAGACTGGGCTAAGTGTTTAGCAAAAGTTGAACCGATACGGATGTGATCGCCGTCTTCCATCAACACTTTGGTCATAGCATATGCTAAACCATAGATTTGATAGATAAAACGAGTGATGTACAATGTACCACCCTGGTCATAGCTGACAGGAGTTCCGTCAGGCATTGCAGGAGCAGCATTCATACCGTATAACATTACTTCTTCGTGGTAGTTGCGTGGAATACCTTGGATCTGTTCTACAAATCCTTTCCACTCGTCATCACGTTGTTCATATACACCATCAAAGACTTCGTTGATAATCGGCTCGACTACCGCACGAAAGTCTGTACTACGCATTGGGGTTGCCATGTTTAGTTCCTTTCGTTGTTAATTAGACCGATACCGACGCAGCGGCAAATTGGTTGTTACAGATTTGAACCTGAACGATTGTGTAAGCGTCGCCCCACTGGTTTGTGTTACCAGCTGGGTATGCTACTTCACGTCCGAGTCCAACCACACGTACTTGGCCTTGGTTACCAGAACCAACAGCAGTTGCTAACAACGCTGTAGTAGAGAAACCTGCACCACCATTACCGATAGCGTAGCCATCAGTTACAGTAGAACCAGTTGTTGTGTCAAAGTTATATTCAGTGCCGATAGCCGCAGAAGTTGCTGAACCATTAACTTGAGCTTCGTAAACAAGTGCTGGATCTGTGAAGATCCAGAAAAGCAAGTTTGTAGAGGCATCAAGGGTTGTTTTAGCAGCATATTTAGCTACAGAACGACGACCGTCTGAGTTTGTGTATTCGATACCATCAAATACACCATAAACCTTACCACTTGAAGCGGTTTGGTTAGCGATTGTTAATTGACCAGAAGATGTGATCGCTACAGGTTGAAACTGCCAGAAAGACTGGCCAGATGACAACGAGTAAGGAGCACTGTAGCTCGTACCTGGGACAAATGTGTTAGTACCAACGAATGGTACTGCACGATCTAATCCACTAGGATGATATACAGGTTTCAGGCCAAAGGGTTGAAATGTTGCAGACATTTAAGTTTCCTTTGTTTTGAAGTTGTTATTGGAAACGAATATTACTATTCGCTTTTTGAGCTTCCTTTTCCATTTCCAAGATACCGCCTTCAAGAATTGATCTACCGCCTTTGCCTTCTTGGGCTTGGCCCCGAACGGTTGCAGTAATATTACGTTGGTGCTCGAGGGGATCCTCAAGGTGCAACATTTTCATCACTTCTTGATAAACGTCTTCCGGTAATTTGAAAAGAACCATCTCATTACATGAAACACAGCCTTCAAACTTGCCCGAGTTCATCTTACCTAGTCCTTCAAAGCTCTTCCCTAATTCACTAGCTTTGACTGGTTCATAACCCAATGCCATACGTTTGTCGATACTGTCATACGTGTTAGTTGTTGACAACCAGCACAGATGCATCCCTGGAATTGCGTCCTTTGGGATATCGGGCAGTGCACTATTTGCCCATTTATCACGGAACGCGTCAAGGCGTTCCCGGTGTGCGTTGGAAGATGCATCTAACGACGCTCTCTCCTTAACTTCTTGTACACGATCAGCTAAACGATCGTCTAAATCTCTTTTTATTCTTGTGTTTGCCATTTTATTTATCCTTTATTATTACGATCATACGCAGCATAAGCGCGGATCATTTTATTTCGTTTATTTACATCATCCCACGCGCCTGCGTCCTTAATCGCTTGCACTCGATCACGACTTAGTGTGATGGTGCCCGGCTTGTTCCCAGAAGATTCTGCAGAACGGCTCGATGCGGTTGGATTTGCACGTTTTGCACCACCTTTACTTGAATAACGGTGTGGCAGACGGTTTGATAAACGACTATCTAGCTCTTCCCAATACTCTGGGTCCGAAGGATCCCATCCATCGGCTGCTAGTTCGGAGTCAATTACTTTGGCAATTCTACTATCTGTGTCTCGGGCCTGCGGATCGTACCAGGAGTTCTTTTTTAACCACGCCGTAGCGTTTTCTTGAACTTCTGTTGACACCGGATTAGGCACGTTTTGTTTTGGCGTCTTTGCCGCTTCAACTTGTTGCTTTTTATAGTGCTGAACTTGGTTAAGGCGCTGCTTGGCGTCCGTTAACTGTTCCAAATACTCTACCTGAGCGGCTGCGTTACCATTTTGGGCCGCTTCTAACATCTTCATCTTTGCGTACTCGACACGGGTAGCCTCATCTTCCAAGGCCTTGTCAATTTGTGCAAACTGGTAAGATGCTGCGGTGTTTTCTACCGCTGCCAACCTTCTTGCTAGGTCTTCATTCCTGCGCTCAAGTGCTGAAATCTTGTGTTTTGCAGATACTTCGCGTTCTTTTTGTAATGCCTTCTTTAGCCTACGCTCTTCACGTCTAGCCTCACGAATCTTTTCACGCTCGTCTTCTGTTTCGCCTTCTTCAATGGCGTCTACGTCGTCTTGATCTTCTTCGTAAACCTGCCCACCTTCGGCTTTTTCTACTGCCTTTTCATCTTCTAAGATGTCATCAGGATGTTCCCCGACGCTTGCTAATACGGTACCATCTTCACGTTCCTTGATTGGAACGTCTTTTTCATTTTCACTCATACTTTTTCCCAAAAGTTAATTAATCGACAAACGCTTTCATTTTTTGTGCGTGACCAAAACTCTTAATACGTGAAATAATTTCGCGTGCTTGTAGTGTAATAAACACCACGGGCGCTCCGTCATCTCCTGCATCAATCACACAACGATCTCCACCGTACTTAATGGTTCTTACCAAGTCACCTTCTTTACACCATGGGCCTTCGATCCAATTGCTTAAATCGTCTAGGTTACGGTATGCTAACGGTCCCACTTGAATTACCTTGGCAACGGTTTCGTTAAACTTAATCGTTTGCTGGGTTTCCTCTACTAAAACAATTCCACCCTTACTCTTTGTTTTTGCACGTCTTAGCTGAACCAAAACACGGTCGCCTGCAACGTCAATACCATGATCTACAACGGGGAAACATTCTTCCTCTGAGCGCAGATCTGGCTCGTCTTTCTGTTTTAAATCAATCACTTTACAGTGCTCCTTATACCTTACGGTACTTAAAAATCCTCTTCGTCTTCGCTAAGGATCTGGTTAATAATATCCAATGTATCTTGGATACCTTGCTTTTGTCCCACAAAACGTTGGTACGTCGCGTAGTCGTGGACATTAACACCTGACGAAATAGCTAGTGTTAAATCAGTATCAGCACTTTTCAAGCGCTTAATTATTTCGGAAACAATATCTTTCATATTTGTATTAATGCATAAAGGCGAAAAAATCCGCCCTTAATAAATCAATAAAAATTACCGCCACCAATTTCATTGAGGTTTTTATCTGGTCCAACTTTGCTTGGTTTTGTAACCTTAGCTTGCTTGGCACCAATTTTCCAATTGTTGTCGCGGTGTGATCCAGACGGTCCGTTTTCTACCTTGGTCACGCCTGTGTCGCCGGCCGCTGATGCTTCTGCTTTGCCTGTCATTTGATAGGTTTTTCTAAAACCCATTTGATCTTTTGCCATTTTACTGTCCTTCTTCTTGTGGTGGTTGTTGTTGTTGCTGCTGTTGTTCTAATGCGCCCTGTTGCTGTTGATCGTTTTGCTGCAACTGTTGTGCGTGCTGTTGATCGTTTTGCTGCAACTGTTGCTGATGTTGTTGTGCTGCAATGGCTGCCTGTGATTGATACTGTTGGTCTTGCTGGGCTTGCTGGTTTACCATGTCGGCTTGTTGCTGAAAATTCTGTTGCTCAATTGCTAAACCATGCTGCCTAATATCTGCATTGGCGTCATTAATTGCTTCCATTGCGGATATGTTTTGTTCATGCTCCAACTGCGCCTGTTGTTGGTCCATCTGAGCGCCGGTTGTAATTTGTGCAATACGCTCACGCGCGGAGTTATTAATGTTTGCCATCGCAATGTCAGTAGCGTTGCGTTGGTTATCAATACTTGTCTGTGTCTGGTACTTAGCCGCCAGCTCTTGAACTTTTTGCTGCAGTTCAGCAACCTTAAGCTGATAATCTTGTGTAGCTTGTTGTACCTGTGACTGCATCTTGGCCTGAAACTCTTGTGACTTACGTTCTGTCTCGGCCATTTGAGTTTTAAGCAACACCTGAGCCGTTGGATCTGCATTCATCGCTTGTTGCTGTTGCGCTTGGTGCATCTGTTGGACCTTTTGTACCAGCGCCATAATGTCTTGCATGTACGGCTGCATGATCTGTTGCGACTCTTGGTCCACAATCTTAGAACCAACTGCCAACGCCTGTTGTGATTCCCAGTCCAGTGTCTTCTCTTCGTGTAAGTCAAGAATGTCTTTACCGCCGGACACTTTTGCCACAATATTGCGCATTGACTGGAGATAAAACAACATTAAGTGTTGTTTGATGTGGTCTAAACACACCGGTGCAAATGTAGGTCCAATGACCGGACTACCACCATATACCGGATTCTTGGCGTACTCCAGGTGAACCTGAATGTGTGCCATGTGATCTTGGTCGGGGTAGGCCGCAGCCGGTCTGCCCATCGTCATAGAAACATTTTCTAACGCTGGGTTGGATTCTTTAGAGCCCTTTGGATTTGGTAATATCTGTTCCGCTTCTGGGATCTTTAATTGATCAACTAAGCGACTATATACGGCGCGCAGGTCAAACATTCCAGGGGGTGCAGACGTTGCCATCTGTAACAAGGCTTGATTTTGTGCGAGGCGCTGTGTCTCTGAGAATATATTTGGGTCAGATACAGGCCTTACGTCGGTAAAGTATGCAAAGTCACGAACTTCAATTTCTTCGCCGGACTGGTTGTCCATCTCGGCTAGGTACCAGTTATTGATGCGTGAGATAATCTTTAATGACTTGGCTTGCGAACGGTGCAAACGTGCGTGGATTGAGGAGAAAACCTTAGCGCCCTGCTCAATCAATGCCTGTGTTGTGCCGACGGGCATGTTGTTGTTTGCTTCGCCAATCTTTTCTTCTGCTGTAGTAACCACGCCCTTAGCAGCGTCGGTTAGCCATCCTAATAGGTTAAACAGTACGCTTGACGGTTGATTGAATGGCAACGGCATCGCCAGCTTGCGTACGTCATCTACGCCAGGTGCACCTTCAATTTCTACTACCTGCGTGGGTTCGATCCGATCAGACTGCCCACCAATGCGTCCGCCCTTGAGCTTAAGCATTGTCTGACTGTTGTTAATATGTGCAGCGTCAAGGAGAGCACGCAGTGCGCCAGTAAGAGCGGCACTAAGACCACCGATAAGGTGAGGTAAACCAATAGCGTAAGCGCCACGCCAAGGAATAAATTTAAACTCGACGTACCAGTCCAGTTTTTCAAGTTTTTCATCGCCGTCCGCCCAGTTTCTATATAACCCAATTACCTTACTTGTTGTTTCGTCAATCGTTAAGATGTAAGGCGCACGTTTTCCGTTTGTCTTGTCATCGTCATCAAGACGCATAAAGCATGTAATCTCATAAATACGACGCAAACCATCAATGTTCTTGCCAGGTAAGTCTCTACCCTCAATCTTGTTGTTTGCCTTTTCAGACTGCGTCATGTCGTTAATCGGCGCGTCAGACGTATACTCTGAGTCAATGTCAACGTAGATGCCCTGCTCAATACGTTGTAAGAACGTATCTTCTGTAATGTCCTGTACTTCTGTTACACGTTGTGCTGTGTAAAAATTTGTTGACGCGTACGGCAACAAAATGTTATCAATTGGGATCCATTCGCAAATAGGGCGTGCCTGTTCGCTGTCCCAGCGCCACTTTAAAAACTGTGAACCACCGAGTGGTAGCTGTGTTAACAACTGCTCCATCTCGTCGCGGTACTCAGGAATTTGTTCACTAAGCTGCCAATTTAAAAAGTTTGCCTTACGTTCCGCAACCTCTAACTTTGATTTATCTGCCGTACCGCGGATGTTTGTTTTAACAATTCCGTCTGGTGGCAATAGTTCTTTTGCTGCACTGGCCGCAAAGTCTACGCATGATTCAGCCATAACTGGGTGAACCACTTTAGAAGCTCCGTCAAAAACAGCACCACCAGGAGCGTCTTTACCAAGGCCTGTGCGACGAAGGCCCTCCTCATATTGCTTGTCCCGTGTTTTTCTTGCCTCTTGGTCATTGTCTATAAAATCCAGGTAGTCAACAGCTAGTTGGTTTAATGTACCCGAGTCAAAAACTTCAGCAAGGTTTTGGTAAAACTTTGGGCTTTCTTTTGGTCCTTTTGTTTTTTCCAGGTTAACAATTACAGAACCGTCTTCCAGTTCAATGATCTCCCCTTCGGCTTCACCTTCATCTAAGCCTAAAGAATCTTCAAGGCTTTGCACTTCGTCTTCTTGAATTTCACCTTCTTCAATGTCTTTATCCCGCTTAGGGTTTAAGGATGGCAAGTTGCCGCCTTGTTGCATTGGTATTTGTGGATTTGCCATTTATTTCATTCTTTCGTGCATAGCTTTTAACTGTTCATCTTCGCCAGTGTTTAAGTCCCTAGCATGAAACGCTAATATTCTAGGAAGATTCCAAGAAGATGCAACGTCGTAAGCATTCTGTGCTGCCTCTGGGTAGTTTTGGTTTAGGAGAGCTTTTCCTATATCATAAATTGGTTCGCCAAACATCGCTCCATGCAATAATGTTGTCCCTGCGTATTTTTTAATTGGTTCTGGAATTGCATTTTTAATTGTGTCCAGTATAGAGTCATTCACTGGCTTTGACGAAAGTACCGCACTACCGCCAGCAAAATGTTGGATCAACGGATGGTCGTGTGCTAAATGTTCTGTGTGCACGGGTTTGCCATTAATCATCAACTCCACCTTCATCTGTTCCGGAGAGACAGATCGTCCCTCAGCGTAGCTTGGTAAGCCAGCCTGTTGCATGAGCATCTCTTGTGGTGTCTTAATTGGGTTTATCATAATCCTATTAATGCACAAATAGTTTAAATTACGCCCTACTGAGCGTACGGGTTAGAAAACTTTCTATTTAACTGGTCGTCAATGTACGAGTAGTCCCTAGCCGGCAGTGGGTCTAGCTGGATCCATCCGGAGTCCCTAAGAACTCGTAGCGCCTGTGTAAGTGAGTCTACGTAGTCATCGTGACCCTTAGCTTCTGGGAACGAACACACCTGCCTAATGAACCGTTTGGCCCAGTTAGCAAACTCGCCCTTTTGAGTTGGCTCCTCTGGCACAAACACCTTACCCTTGGCTACCAACGGTGCCACAATGTTTAGTCGCTGCACCTTGTCCGCGCGTCCGGGGTTGTACCCCCTTACCGGCAATCCAGAACCCTGCAGTTCTTGAATGAGTGATATACCTGCTGACTTATCTTCCATGAGGATAAGGTCGGCCTTTCGGCCCTTACCAAACTCATTATCAGCGCCGTAGACCACCTCCTTAAAGTCATTAATCACCTTACGCCTGAGCTCTGGGTACGCTAGGTGTGCGTCCCATGAGTCTAGCAAAATGATCGCGGTGCCGGCGTCTTCTTGTTCAAATACTCCCCAAACCGTACACGCTGTCGGATCGTTAACCGTCTTTTCGCTAGTAGCGGGATCGTATGACACGATCACGTATTCTAGCACCGGCGTTGGTTTTTTGGCTGGCCACATGCGAAAATGTTTACGCTTGATAATGCCTGACGACTCTGGATCCAGGATTTCTCCGTAGATCTCTTGCTTTCCAAGGTCTGACCCATCGTAGGCTTCGAGCTGCTTAAAAAATGTTTCAGAGAGGTTGGCCTTGTTGTCGTACGATGACGCATTGGCCACGTACACGTCGCCACCAATCTTACCCTCGTTCAAGTCAACAATAATCTCTAACGGCTTGGGGGTGGTAGTAATAATCTGCTGTACGCGCTCAATACGGGGGTCTACAAGACGCAAAGTAAACTGCGCTTGATCGTAGGCATCATCTATGTATTCAAACGCAGCCAGCTCGTCAAACCACGCGCCGTGGTATTGTTTTCCCCGGTATCGTTCTGGCTCGGATCCAGGGATTCCCTGTATGAGTGAGCCGTTAATTAACGTGATCTCAAGCAGCGACTTGTTGTAGTCCCTAATGATTGACCTTGGTAATATGTTCAGTAGTCCCGAGTCTCCCTCAAAACACGTTGCGCGGATGTCGTTTGTTGTTGGTGCCGTTACCAGCCAACGGGTCTTGTCAAACTTCCAGGCACGTTCGCCAATCCAATGGGACGCGGTCCATGTCTTACCCGCACCCCGTCCTGCCAACATGAGGAACGTATCGTACTCGTTGTCTTCCGGTTCGCGTTGGTGTGGCAGCACGGTCATTTGGAACTTAACCTGCCATATTGCTGCCTCTACCTCTGGCTTCGGTATGTCCTTGTACTGTTTTGCAAATTCGGCTAGAATTTTTTCTTGTGTTGCGTTTAACGGCATGTTATAAATCCCTCATTCACTAAAAACGAGCCGTCCGGCCCATCGGTTTCAATGTGTACACATTGTTGTGTTGCGATATTTTCTATTTCTGTGATGTACCTACGCGTTTGGTGAATACGAATCGGTGGCGACTCTTGGTTCTCGCACAGTTTGTAACGACTCTTAAAACTTAGTGTGTAGTATTTTATGTAGTCCCTATAATGCAGCGACGTCTTGCAACCAATTGACTCAACCAGCGACTGTATCTGCCTAATCTCGTTCCAATTGGTGCTGGCTATCCTAAAATGGTCGCGTGGCTTCTTGTATTGGTTTATTTTTGCGTTAATTATGCCACTTAGTAACTCAATTCGCTGTTCTTCGCTGGCTAGTAGGTAATTGTTTGGTATTTGGTTTGGTATAAAGGGTATTAATTGCGACTCTATCGTTGGATACACGCTAAAAATGGTTGCTCGGCCTTTTCTTTTGACTGTTTTTGTAATTTCGTAGCCATGATCTTTGAATTTTTGTATTACTTCTTTGTAGTTTAAGTCTTTTACGGAAAAAATATTAGCTCGCAACCTATTCTTGAACCAGAATCCAAAGATAAACGGTGGTACCGGTAGGTCTTGGTGTGGAAATTTAAGCGGTTTACACGTTGGAATAGAGAAAAATAATTTATTTCCTTTATACTTCAATGGTTTATTGATTAATTCTGACAACGCCGACAGTACAAGTGGGCGTTTGAACTCACGCTTGCCCTTGTGCTCGAGTGCACGGATTCTGTACTTAGGTGTTTCCAGTAAAAAATTAAGCGCGCCGTTGCCGCTGATAGTCATCAGGTCACTTAGGTGCACCTTGTAGCAGTTTGACTCAAAATGCTGAACCAATATTACCCTAACCGGGTTACCGTTTTGGTCAAACACATAGTCTCCTACCTCTACCTTATCTGCACGCTTCCAATAATCAAGCGTTAGTATCTTTTCGTTCGCTGTAATTGCCATGTATATTTTCTAAGACCCAAAAATCTAGGAAACGCCCTAACGGCGTTCTAATCTTATTTTGAATTGAGTTGGGTAGGCGCCGCACGTCCATGAATGAATTGACGGCCATTCTAAACTTAATGTACGCCAGGGTATCTTTGTCAAACAATTCGGCTGGTGCGTCTACTGTGTAGAAATGGTACGCAGTACAAACAATAACCTGAAATCCCGAGACTTCTTGTTGTGGGCTTTCCAGTACCCCTTTGATTTGATATGCATATTTCATGTCCATATTAATACACACATTTTAAAAATACCGCCATTATTTTTGCATTTGTACCAGTAGTACTAGTAGCGCGGCGTTTTTGACCCTCCCTACTATTTATTTATTTTTTTTAAAAAAAATAATAAAAAATAATAAAAGAGGGGTACTACTAGTACTACCCAAACACAAATCAAGGACTTACAGCAATGTGTTGTTTTTATACAACACTTTTTTAATAATTTTTGCAAAAAAAAATTTTTAACTGGAAAAATATAGGAACTGGTGGCCTGTGGGGCCCCCGGGCGGCCGGGCTGCCACGGGACCCAAACTGGGGTGTGTGGTATAAAAACAACACCCCATACAGGCAAAGGAGGGTATTGATAGTAAGTGCTTACATAGGCTAGGCGCCCTCCCTTACCTAGCCGTGCACCAACTTGGTGCATTAAGTAAGTTAGTACTCACTGGGGCGGTCTATGTATGTTAGTGTGTACTAACATAGCATGACGTGACTCTGTCCCCTAGCAAGAACCGTGCCAGCCTGCCCTGCCTGCCCAGTCTGTCCCCATTGCCAGTATGTTAGTGTGTACTAACATAGCATTAACGTCTAGCAAGAATCGTGCCAGTTTGGGTTGGCACACTTGTTGCCTAGCAAGAATCGTGCCAGTTTGGCGGGCGCGTCTGAATGAGAATGATTATCATTACGCCTCGTTGCACAATGTGGTATGCGTGCGCGAGAGATGATGTGGGGTGGACGCCTAATAACTAAACAGACAGCATCCCACAATTACCCACCATATCCCACCCGTTGTACGGTCACAACATAGCGATTAAACGCAATTAGAGGCCCCTACAAGCCGTTTTATTGCAGTCTGATACCCTAGCACCAGCCAACATGAGATCGTTGATCCTAGCGATGCCCCACCCTGCGAGCCTTATATTTATTATGTGCTGTTAGGGCGGATCAGGTTCATTGTTTGTATGCCTTCCGCATTATGAGATAGTTCAATTATTTGTTGTTTATTAGGGTTTACCCCAATGACAACAGCGTTGCGATCTGTCAAAGTAGAGTCATTGGAAGGGCGGTGCTAATCACCGCAAGTGCAGAGTAAGGCAGTAGTTGACATAACCCAACGAACAAGCCAAGTACCGCGACACTATAAATCACGGCAAACCTAGCGGATAGATCACACGTTAGATGACCTAAAGGGTATAGCAGTTCTTTACTGCTACTGACGAGCGCACAAGCGCGAAACCCTAACATAAAGGATACACACTATGACAACAGCAACACTATCTAAGCCTGACTTTTCGTTGACCTTTTTGACTAAAGGCAAAGTAATTAACGCGTCATTGATGCCAGTAGTGATGGACGAACACGGTATGGAGTTCACATACGATGCGCCTGACGGTACCAATTACTCTATTCACATGGACAGAAACGGTAGGTTCTGCGCCGAGCGCTTTGAGTTTGTAGAAGATGTGGGATACGAGGTCGTTGAGGGATACAACCACAACGAAGCTAAGAAAATAGCACTTGAGGCAGGCATCATCAAGATGCGTAAGTAAGGGTTTTCCCTAGTTCACACGCCCAACCTAAGTGACGACAATAGATACATCAACACAACACAGGAACATTAAAATGAAACCATTAAACGAATCACAACTGGACGCATTGGACGCTTTTGTTAGACACATGGTGTCAGTCAACGACACCAACGGCGCGCTGTACGACTTCGCAGAGCGCGCCATCCGCACCGACGGGGGTGTGTATTGGAACTGCAAGTTAAGAGGCGCTAAAGACCTGTACGCCCGTGCTGTGGCATTTTACAAGTCACGGGAAAACGACCTCAAAAACCGTGCAAGGATTGTGTCCGTGACGCCAACGCCAACGGACTTGACGATCAGCGCCAACATCCAGCTTGGACTAATGCAAGATTACAGCCAGTCACAGCAACGTGGCTGGTCAACCAATTAATAGGAGGCTTTATGTTTTATATCATGTTAGGCAGTTCAATAGTCGCACGGTTTTACAACGAGTCACAGGCGCAGTTATACCTCGCAGGTATCAGCGCCGACGAGTTGGCAGTTTGGGACTATCGCATCGCAGTTCAACCATATTAATAAAGGGGTATTAATTATGACAACAGAATACATTAAAATTAGTAGAGGTACCATGATTTACCACCTAACAGGATCAATGTTTGATTCAATGATGCAAGATGATGTTTACATGGAATCTATCATTTTTGACGGTTTTAAGGGGTTTAATAACTACACAGATGATGAACTAATCCAAGAGTATAGGGACTACATTAGCGAAGACCCTACACATCCATTAACAATTGAATTAATAGAGGAGTAGCACCATGCAAAACAACATTATTATTAAAGTAAAAAACCATGAGACTGACGAAATTTTTAATATCGTTGGGCTAGACAACTTCATTAATTTTTTAAACGACAACGATGACATTTTTACTTTTAGTTTAAATAAAATTGATCCAACAACTAACAAAATGGAGTATTAATTATGGATAAAGATTTTTATTTAGGGTCCATTCGCATATCAGTATTCGATCCGCAAACCAATACCGAGATTGCGAATTTATCGAGTGCTGATTTGGAAGACGATACAGTACACCTTATTATGGAAGATGTGGCGAGGTTTTTAAATTCAAGGGAGACAAGTAATGATTGAGATTAATTACGAAAAACGCAAGCCAAGCCGTGCTGTTATCATGCGCACCATCGGTGAGTACCTAAAACACGGACACACGGACTTTGATATCAGTTGGGGTGAGAATGGTATTGAGTTGAAGTACGAGCCAACGCAAGAGATTTGGTACGGGTGGGGGTGGATCAAGGACATAGGTGGTGCGGACATAGCAGACGAGTTAACCGCCATCCGCAAAAAAGCACGCAACCAATTACTTAATTTATGGAACAGTTAATATGACAAAGCACGAATACTTAATCCAATACAAAGACGCACCAAAATGGGAGTTGACACGCATGAAAAGTGGAATCAAAATGAACTTTAAATACCTAGTTGTATACCTTGATGAATCGGGTGATCAAACAAGTGTGCCGTTTTATTACTTAAAGTGGGCAAAGAAGTTTGCAAAATTAGTAGATGGTTTAATAATCAATTTAAAGGGGTAACAACAATGAATACATATAAAATTACAGAAAATGAATTTTCAGCACTTACACGCATGATAGATTTTGCGGAGTATTGGCTACAAGATAGAGAATCAGGTAACGAACAATGGAGAATGGATAACGAAGATGTAATGGTCGCTGTACAGGCAATGCAAGACATCATAGAAAGGGCTGGATATGAAAATAGTTAAATGGGCGTTAGTCGCAACACTAGAGGACGGCACTACGCAGGATATCTCTCCTTACGTCGATGAATTTGTAGCAAGAGCGTTAAACCATACTTGCGATTATTGGGAAGACGAACACCACGAAATTACAGAGGACGAGGAGACATTATGAAATTTATAGTTAAAAGTAGTAGTATTAGATGGGAAAATGGTAGTTTTTACGAAGAGTTTTCGTTTAAAGAAATTTTAAGAATGTTTTTAAATGGAGACACAGACGAAGAAAAAGATTATATGCTAGAGAATGTTGCAAATTTAAATGTTAACGAAAAATATATGCATGAATTTTTTATGGATGATGTATACACTTTTAAGAGGATCGAATAATGAAAACATATCAAATGCTAGTTACCACATCGTTTACCAAAGTAATTGAAATAGAGGCGGACGACAAGTATGATGCACGGGACAAGGCTTGGAATTGGATTGAAGAACATGATGCGTTGCATAACGCAGATATTGATACTGAAGTGACTTTCAACGGAGAGATTACAAATGGCTAAGTATATTGTAGAGACTGAGTTTTTGTATGGGTGGGAGAACGTGTGGACTAACGGTGAGACTAACGAGCCGACCATGTACGACACGTTTGAAGAGGCGGAGGCAGAGTTAATCGACTTTATTGCAGACACCGTAGAGGACTACAAGGCAGGGTTTTTAGAGGCACCATACACCATTAATCAATACCGTATAAGGGAGGTAGCATGAATAAGAACCACAGGTTGGCGTTTAATGCGCTCAAGAAAATAGGTGCGCCAGTATACGAGCGCTCTGACATCCCAAACTTTCAGATTAGTGCGGAGGGTTTAGCTTCGGATGCATACAAGGGCTACGACGACACTCAGATATGGGCGGACTACTGGACGTCAGGGTACATCAACCCAAGAATTGAGCAGATTTTAGAACGGTATGGTTTTCATGCCGAGTGGATTAACGCAGGTGAGATAGGGGTGTACGAATGAACGGGAAGATACCACACAAGTTATTAAAACGCATACTGTCTGAGGTGGTGCCATGTAACGGGTGTGCGCACGTCCACAGGTGCGGACTGGCTAACATGGCTTGTCAGGACTTTATGGACTACGCCAACAAGGGTAAGTTTAGTAGCGAGACGCCAAGAGAGCCGACACAACGAATGTACGCCCACGTCTTTTGGGGTAGACAGATATCCGAGTCAACTCAAGTATGGGATCATATTGATGGATAACAGACTAATATTCACAAAAAACAAAACCGTGTGGAAAGATTATATCTATGCTACAATATTTTCCATAGTGGTCGGTTTTATGTTAGCGACAGTTTATTTATACAAATTAGGAGAGTTACCATGTTTGAGATAGTCGACGAGTTAGGAAAAGTAAACCAAGCCATCGCAGAGTTGGAGTCAACAGCCCGTAAGTTAAAAGCCGAGTTGGTGGCTAGGGGTAAGGGGACGTACGCTGGCGCACAGTTTGTTGCGGAGGTTCAGGAGTACGACCGCGCCAACATCAGCGCCACGTTGGTGCGTGAGTTGGCTGACAAGGATTTTATATCGAAGGTAACACAAATTCAGCACATTAACTCGGTGGTGGTTAAGATGCAGAAGTCGGCTTAATGAAAGATAATGACTCGCTTACAACGTACCTTCAGGGTATGTTGGCAGAAGACATCAAGGGGCTGACAAAGGACGAGGAGTACGGGCTGTCTAAGCGCATTCAGTCGGGTGACATGGATGCGCTGAACACGCTCGTACACCACAACTTAAGGCTGGTCGTCTTCATGTTGCGTAAGACGACAGCGTGGCAACACAGCATCGTACCACCGGAGGACTTAATACAGATGGGCAACTTGGCACTAATTATGGCAGCCAAGAAGTGGACGCCCACTAAGAATGCACGGTTCGCCTCTTATGCAGGCAACTATATCTTGCGGTTTGTCACACGGCAGTTAGACAACAGCGAGCGAATGATTAGGCTACCAATTAACGTCGTCGAGGCAATTAAAAAGATGAACTACGTCGAGCGCCAGCTGAGGCAGGTGTTGGGACGTGAGCCAAAAACACAAGAGTTGGCGACCGAGATGGGGGTATCAACACGCAGGATAAGCCAGCTGAAGGGATACATTGTCCGCGAGCCGATATCCCTAGACACATTTTTGAACGACAAGAACGAGGAACTGCATGACGACTAAGCAACTGGAGTTAACCAAAGAACAACGGATAGCGTACGACCGATTTATTAGGGCGCGCGACAGGGTGACGAACGGTAAGACGTGGGTCCGACCGTCGGAGTTTGAGGGGTGCTTGGACGTCGAGGCATTGAACCACCCGCTGTTTGTGGTTAACGAGCCGTACATGGACTACTTAGAGGCGTTTGATGCGTGGTTAGACATCGAGCCAAGATTCCGCCAAGAAGAGCGTATGAGGGCTAGTAGGGGGGACTACGGACTGGCGGACAGCTGGGACGATAGGGTAAGCAGGACACAGGATACGTTTTCCAAGATTAAAGGAGACTGACATGGAAAGAGTAAAAGAGGGAAGTATGGGGGTGGCAAACTTGTACGACATCCACGATAAGGATGGAGACTTGATGCGGATCGAGGTCGTCGATTCCAAAGGTGAGTTTGTGTTCGATATTGTTTGGGACGAAAGAGAGTCACAGACAAAACAGAACAGGGACAACTTTAGAAAGTGGTCGAAGGAGGTCGTAAGGCGGTATGGTTATATTGTTACCGATTAATTTACCCAAGAATGAACAATTTGTACCAGTAGTACCAGTAGTACCACTTATTTATCTTTTTTTTTAAATTTTTTTTTTTAAAAAAATAAATATAAAGAGAAGGGTAAAATACCCGTGCTACTAGTACTACCCAAACACAAATCAAGGACTTAGCATAAAATATCAATGACTTAGGAGAAAATAGTGATAAACGAGCATGATTTAAACGACTGGGACAACCTCCCACCAAAAAAGCCCCCACAAGGCGACGATACACCATCTGGCTACATACCCCTTACCAAAGAAGAAAAACCGCTTGTAGGTACCTCTATTGGCTTCCAAATTGATTCTGACGGCGTAGAGGCAACCGTACAATTCAACATACCGTTTGGAAAATAGCGTGTATAAAATATTTGATGAGGACAACAACTACATCCGCTGGGTTAGCCGTAAGGAAGAAGCACAGGCAATACTGGCTACCCGTACGGACTGGACGGTTAGGTTTATAAGAACCCAACGTAAAGTCGTCGATTTAACGTCATTCGAAGACGCACCCTTTTAAGGATAAACAACATGAACCAACGACTTAAAGAACTCGCAACCGAAGTTGGTATTAGTGTAGAATATCTAACAAACACAAAACAAATTGTGTTGCTTGAAAAGTTTGCGGAGTTGATCATTGAGGAATGTGGGGTGGCGTTACATCCTATGTTGCGAGATATGGTAAGCAGAGGGCAAGCGTTTGATTTGATTAAACAACATTTTGGAGTTGAAAAATGACAGCAAATGAACTACCAGCAAATCAATTGGCTGATTTATTAGATGAAATTCCAGTAGGTGACTTTGAAAGCCTTGACAATCATCACTTTACTAGACAAGCAGCCACCAAGCTACGCCAGCAACAAGCTGAAATAGAAGCGTTGAAAAACGCAAGAGACTATTGGTGTTTGGCTTACAAAGATGTATTTAATAAATTGGAGACATTAAAAAATGACAGCAAATGAATTAGCAGATTGGATAGAAAGGCAAGGTAATGGTGGTGCTGGAAATATGCACTCACAAGCAGCCACCATGTTACGAGAACAACAGAAAACAATCAACAAACTACTTCGGTGGGAAGAACACTATCTTGCAGTCATTGAGTCAATGAGCCAAGACAGCAAACACGCACTAAACCCCGCCCTAAGAACCTATGACG